GACCACTCATCATCATAGTTAATGTTGTTTAGGAAGATAGCAACATCTCTTTTCTCATCCATGTCTGGGATAAAATTAAGAGTGATGTTAAATTGTGGTTGGAAATATGGTAAAATTTGTTCTAGGATTTGTAGACCATCATCTTGATTTCTTGCTAGAATACCTAGAGTAAAATCAATGGCGTATGGAACGGGTACAAACTGTACTCTAACTTCGTCACCATTGTCAGCAACTACAGTTCTATACTTCTGAATTGGAGATGTCTTACGTCCTGCATCATAGGTAATACCTGTCATTTCAAAATACATTCTTGGGAATGTAGTTCCTACCTTAGATAGATCTGGGTTTTCTTCTAGACGCGTGAGGAACTTTTCCTTTGGACCATAACCCAAAGGAACTTTTTGTTTGCCTAGAACTTCTGACGGGTTGACAGGATTGTAATCCTCAACTGTCATATTATTGAATAATGTTCCAAAACCTACTACGGTTTTTTTAATCGCTTGATTATAAAAATGTGTCCCTAACATTAAAAGTCATTCCCAATATTACCATATTCGCCAAATGGATTAGTCTCAGTGAAATCAAGGAAGCCATCCGCAGCGTCTTCAATATATTTATTATCTTCAAATTCTGAACTTGTGTTTTCCATCTCAACTAAATCAACAGCGTCAGCAAGATATCTCTCACGATAGATCCAGAATGTTTCTGTAGCTTCATCAAATACAGCATCGTCGAATGTTCTTGCTGGGAATGTAAAGTTTAGATATCCAGCAGGATCGTCGGGTCCTCCGAGACCACCGTTGTATGTGACATTAACATCAGCAACTGTATCAATCAAAGTATAAGTATCATTCTTAGGATATCTACCTTCATTTCTCCATGTTGTTTCTTGTGTTCCGATGGTGTATATACCATCAGTCTCGGTAGTCTGTGTTGGATATCCTTGTGCCAGTACAGCATAGTTATTAGCGTGACTACCAGTGGCATTAATAAGCTTGAGAGTTCTGGTTGGTCCTTCCCATCCAGCAACTTCTGCTGTAATACCAGTCGCCGTATAAACAGGACTACCACTAACCTCTGTTACTGTGTGATATTCAACAGTATCGCCAACATAGTAATTTCCTGTTCCGCCCTCGGTTAGAACAAGAGTTAGTGACTGATCTTTCTGTGACTCAATAAAGTCAATCTCATCAATACCAGTCTCGATATCATCATTGCCAACCTGATAGATTTCACATGTCATTGTGTAGAAATAAATCTTTCCTAGTTGATAGAAAGGCATTTCTCTTTCTACAAACTTAATCTCATATAAATCACCAGTCAAAGGTAGATAAATTAAATCCCCTTCGTTTGGTCTAGATATAATCTCAATACCAGGCAATCTAAATTTTTCTTCATCCCACCTTCTGGCAGATAAAGTCATTGTAATTTCATCTGTAACTCTTAGACCAAACTTAGAAATAAATTCTGATTGAGGTCCGAAACCCTCTACATTTTGAAGCATAGCTTCAATTACAATTTTATCTTTAAACTCGGAGTAAACAATGTCGTTACTAAAATCTTCGATGTAAGCTTTTCTATTAATATAATAGACATCTGTTCCGAACAATTTAATTTGCTCATCAACTAGATCTTGAATTAAATTTGTCTCGCTACTATTATTCTTATAGTTTTGAGGAAAGTAATGACTTGTAGGCATTTTATCCGATCATGTCTAGAGGTGGAAGTTGATACTCATCACGTAGCTTCGCTTCTAGCATAGAAATTTCTTTCTCTGCATCTTCATATAATTGACGACCATTCATAGTAATGCCGCCAGGAAGTTGTACTCCGTTAAACTTAATCATATTTTGTCCCCACTGCCTTTTGATTAAAGCTGGAACATATTTCTTCAACCAACTATCATTCCATACCTGTGACCACTGAGACGGATCTAATGCTCTGTAACAATCAATTAGAATCCAATCTCCTACTTTAGGTCTATCAGTAGCAATATCTAAGAATAATTGATCTTGTTTTTTATTAAATCTATACTGTACTAAGTTTCCAGTATTGATAACCATATCTAAAGTCTCAAACCATTGTTTGATCATAAAGAAGTAAGACATATCAAAGTTGGAGAATGTATAACCAGAGTTAAATGAAAATACATCCATTAAGAAAAACTGATTAGAGAATCCCCACATCTCATTATCAGAAAGACCAGAAGAAACTCCATATACTTTGGAGATACCAACAACGTGGTCTGGAATAGGTAAATAGTTTCCTCTGTTCTGCCATCTAGAATCACTTTCAACAGAGTCAATAGTGATAGATCCAGAACCATTTGTTCCAATAGTAAGAACATCACCAACTACATAATCTTCGCCTTGAGAATTAATAATAACTTCGGTCAGTTGTCCAGCTCCATTGGCAACAATATTAACTGTTAACCCAGAACCAGATCCTGTTGTATTAGTTGTAGCTACATTTTCCTGAGCACCTGTAGCGTATCCAATTCCCGTAGAAGATACTGTATATGTAACTCCACCTGATGTTCCTGTTGCTGTATCAATATATTCTGATCGGGTAAATCTTTCTACATCATCTAGTGTAATTTTGTGCTTGAGTAGCATCCTCTCTACGCCATCAAAATGGTATTCTTGATACAACTGAATAGCATCGTCGATTAAATCATCAACTTGACCATCGTCAACGTTAATTTCTAATACTGGTGCTCCCAGTTTCCTTAAGCAGTAGTCCGTGAACTCTACACGGGTTGAGGGTTGTGCCATCCTTGCAACCTATTTTTAAGTATTTATCAGATGAAGATTGCTTGAGACACTGCTGCCCCACCAACAGGAACCGTATAATCAGCAACCCAATCAATTGCCCCTATCTCAATCCAACTTCGATTAGAAGCTCTTCCCGTTCCACCACCAGTTTGTAAAATACGAACCTCAACACCAGCCCCGTCAGCATTTGCCAAATTTCCAGCATTCCAAGTAAAACTATCAAGTTCGCCTGTTGTTGAAACTACAGTCAGGTTAGTAGTTGCAACCGGTGTTCCATTTTCTAGTACGGATAAAGCATATTGTGGGTTGTTGGTTCCAGTTTTACGAATCCATACACGAATAGTTTGAAGACCAGCTCCAGAATTCAATGTACCTGATGGAGTTGGAAAGGTAACAATTAATTCGTTAGTATTTCCATTGGTTTCAGTATTTGTTAACCAGTTAGCATCAGGTGAAGTTGTTCCTTCATCGATATCAGTCAATGCTCCCGATAAACTTACCTGTGTTGTGATAGCATCGGGAATTAAAACTTCAGTTGCCATAATTTATCAAGCGGGTACTAAACGAAGTGCTACAGTAGCAAAAGTATGTGATCCAGCATTTGCTGTAACATCAAATTCTAACACATCACCAGCAGAAATACTAATTGATAATCCTGTTGTTTGTGTAGCATATTGTCCAGTTGTCATTGATGGCGTTACAATGCTGGTATAAGTCGGGACAGCTGTGAGAGGATATGCACCCGGAGAAATACTAGATACAGTCACGTTAAATGCACCAGTTGTCTGACCAATCAAAGTCCAAGCAGTGAGAGTATAGTCAGCATCAACTACAACATGACCTTTAACACCAGTTGTAACAGAACCACTACCATCACCAATGGCAAAGTTGAGAGTTCTTACATTAGATACAAAGTCAAGATTGCCTGTGGCATCAATCTTTAGAACTTCATTTTCTGCTCCAATTGATGCCGGGAATGTAAGAGTATATGCTGTGGTAGTTGGATCAGCAATTAAACTAACGCCATCGCTATTATCACTATCCATCAAACTTAATGGTTTGTTAGATAATACTCTTACATCTCCAGTGCCATCAGCAGCAAGATCTACATTGCCATTTGTATTTGTTGCCGTGATAGAGTTGGCATCAATGGTGATGTTATCTACAACTACAGAACCCGAAGTAAATGTTCCAGTTCCAGTTATATTCTCTACGGTTAATGTATTAGTGCTATCATTGTATTTGAATGCTGTCTCGCCAGTAAATACAGTGGCACTATTGTATTGAACGGAACCATCGGTATCACCACCAGGAGATTGTGTAGTTCCTGTTGCCGTACCCCAAACCAATGTAGCAGCTGTTGCTGTTGGTGTGGGAGAACTAGCAATCAATAATTGGTCTCCTGCTGAACCAATCGTAGATGGTAGGGTATATGTTCTATCAGCACCAATTGAAGCAGGTGCTTGGAAAGCAAGATAGTTTGTACCATCTCCCATTCTTAAATCACCCTGACTATCAATCAGTAGATTAGAACCATCAGTGGTAATACCTGATGTTCCACCCAATGAACCAGCATTGTTATACTGAAGTTGTCCTGTGCTACCAGCAGGTGATGCTGTAACTGGTTGCCAAGTAGTAGTCCCAGATCCATTGGTTTGTAATACATATCCACTCGTTCCAGCATCAGCTGGTAAAGTGAGAGTGTATGATGTCGTTACAACATCAGGAGATGCTAGTTGGACATAAGCACTCTCATCTCCATCCTCCAATTTAATTTTGGCACCACTTGTACTAACGCCCCTAACAACAGGATCTGTTAAAATTTCGCCTCTAGATAATGTCATTATGCCTGTGCCTCCGTCCAAGAAAGAACAATATCAAAGTCACCCCCCTGCTGGTTATTATTTACAATGTAGAGAGCAATTGTTTCTGGACCATCAGGAAATGTTCCTGGTCCAGAAATAATTGAGTTTTGAACTTCTTTTAAACCAGTGAGATCAAATGTCTCAGAACCAGCTGATGTACCAATAAACTGGAATAGGATTTCTCCATCTATCGGATTATTTGTTGTTCCAACTAAAGTACCACCCTGAGTTGCAACCTGAGCAAATGATGGTTGGAAAAGAGATGCTGTGCCAACTGTCTGAACATTAGCATTAACCCAAGTCGCTGCTCCAATATTTGATGGATTAACGATAGCATAAATTTGATATTCTCTACCAGTAATATTATTAACTTCAATATTTTTGAGTGTAATTTGAGAACGATTTACAACCTCTCTTTCTCCAAATTCTCCTGGTAATGTATTTGAAACTGAAGGAGCGGGACGGAATAGAAGTAGGGTAGAACCCTGCTGTCCACCCACCGTTACACCACTCACGGAATAGTTAAATAAGAAACCTAAGTCTTTATCAAATCCACCATCCATAATTACAGATGAACCCCAGTGTGAAATGGTTGGGGAGAATGTGGTATTCAATAACATAGCAGTAGAACCAGCATCAAAATTGACTGCTGTAGTTTCTGCTTGGAATGTTCTTGTTTGACCCGCAATGAACTGACTATAAGATTGTGCTCTAGTAATACCAGTTAAAGCTGGTCTTCCTGGACCAGAAGTT